GAATAGACCTAAATTCTTCGACGAAAACTACGAAATCCAAAAATTAAGAGTCAAAGCTTACGCTGAAGATTTATTCTTGCGTCAATATGAACACCCCGATTGTGAATCAGATGATTTATTATCTTTTTACTCCATCAATAGAAGTAAAAACGAAGAAGTAATTATCTACACAAATGACCGAGATTTGTGTCAATTAATTTGTGAAGATGTTAGTCTATATTTGGCAGATAAGAAAACCTTGGTGGGTGTAGGCAATTATAATTGGTATTTTCAACACCACTATCAAAACGCTGGTTTAGTTAAAATAATAGAAGGATGTACAACAGATAATATTAAAGGGATTGATGGTGTTACTGAAAACACACTTTTAACCCATTTCCCTGAAATAAAAGATAAAAAAATTACCTTAGAAGAGATATTTGAACGTAGTAAAACCTTGAAAGAAGAAAAAAATTTAAAGATATTTGAATCAATATTGGAAGGTAAAACTAAAGGATGTCACAAAGGTAATGTATATGAAATAAATAAAATAATAATAGATCTACAACAACCACTTTTAACGGATGAGGCTAAAGAAGAAGTTTTAAATCTTATTAATTTACCATTAAACCCCGAAGGTCGTGATTATAAAAACGTATTAAAAATGATGTTTGAAGACGGTGTTATGTACGCTATACCTGGTGGTGAAAATGGTTATGTAAATTTTTTAGAACCCTTTATAAAACTATCCAAAAAAGAAAAAACAAACTACAAAAACTCAAAACTATGAAAAAATTTGAATTCTTATTAAAGATTAATGGCAATATTATTTGCCAACGTTACTTTTCTGTAAAAAATTTTAACACCAAATCGGTAAACTCTTTAGATTTATACGACTGTGTGGATGATTGTACAGGTATGATACAAGAACAACTAAAAGAAAAAGCCATAGATTATTTATGGAACCAATTTAACCCATACGAAAAACAAACAGAAGAACAAATTAACAGAACACCAATCTATGAAAAAGAAGATATTTTTGATTTTGAAATTAGAATAGATGAAAAAACTATTATAGCTAAACGTTTTACTGGTAATGTTTACCCACAAAGAGTTAGATATAGTGTTGATATTCGTGAATTAATTTCTAAGATTATATCTCGTATTCAAGAAACATTAGGTCAAGAAAATTTTACTGTGGAATACGCAAGCATAAAATTGTAATCACTATTTATGAATATACAAAGTAAGAAGATGGGTAAAAATGTTACATTAGGGTATCTCGGTTATAAGTTTCAAACCGAATTAATTAACCAACTCTTACATCCAGCGAATAAAAAATTTTCTGACAGAATTATCGACATTGTACACGCCAAGTATTTCGATAATGAATATTTTCGTCTCATAGTAGCCCAAATTAAAGACTACTATGAGAAGTACGAAAAAGTTCCAGCTTACGACACTTTAGAAACCATTTTTAGAATGGAGATTAAAGACAAAGTAACTCAGGACTATGTATTTGAAATGTTAAATGAAATTCGTAATTTGGTTGTAACAGATTGGGAATTTATTCAGGGTAAAGCTTTAAATTTCTGTAGACAACAAGAACTTAAAAAAGCCAATGAAAAAATTAACAAGATTGTTGATAATGGTGAGTTTGACAACTATGAAACTTGTGCTGAAATTTTAAGAGAAGCTTTAGCTGTAGGTTCCGAAAAAGATGACGGTACTTCCATCACCGAAAACATTGAAGCAGTGTTAGAAAAAGACTTTAGACACCCAATTCCGACAGGAATAAGTGGTATTGATAATTTAACCGATGGTGGTTTGTCTAAAGGTGAGTTAGGTGTTATTTTAGCCCCATACGGGATTGGGAAGACCACCATATTAACAAAATTAGCTAATACGGCTTACAATGAAGGTTATAATGTTTTACAAATAGTATTTGAAGACATGCCTGATGTTATTAAAAGAAAACATTTAGCGTGTTGGTCAGGTATTAATTTAAATGAATTAGCTGACCGAAAAGAAGAAGTTTTAGCTAAACACAAAGAAGTAACTTTTAACCGTAACAATGACCTCAAAATTAGAAAATTTTCATCTGAGGGAACAACCATGCAAACAATAAAATCTTTTGTTAGACATGAAATTTCTAATGGTTTTAAACCTGACATGATAATTTTAGACTATATCGATTGTGTTGAATCAACACGTCAGTATAGTGATGAATGGTCTGGTGAAGGTAACGTTATGAGAGGTTTTGAATCTATGTTAAGTGAATTTGGTATGGTAGGTTGGACAGCAGTACAGGGTAATAGAAGTTCTATTAGTTCCGATGTTGTTACAGGTGACCAAATGGGAGGTTCAATTAAGAAAGCTCAAATCGGACACTTCATTATGTCAATAGCAAGAACTCTTCCACAAAAAGAATCTGGTAGAGCTACAATAGCAGTCTTAAAATCACGTTTTGGTCGTGATGGTGTTGTATTCGAAGACTGTACATTTGATAACGGTAGGGTGTATATAGACACAGAATCCTCAAACACATTCTTAGGGTACGAAAAGAAACAAGAGGAGAAAAAAGAAGCACATACACGTGATAGAATACAAAGAGCAAAAGAGTTACAAAAACAAAACAATTAAAAAATTACAAATTTTCTAAAAAATTATTAAAAATGGAGATTTCAAGTAAAATACTCTCAGACATAACAGTCCACATGAAATACGCTAAGTATGTTCCTGAGTTAAACAGAAGAGAAACGTGGGAAGAATTGGTGACAAGAAATAAAGAAATGCACCAAAAAAAATATCCACAAATTAAAGATGAAATTGAAAAGGTATATAAATTAGTATATGATAAAAAAGTTTTACCCTCAATGAGAAGTCTTCAATTTGGCGGAAAACCAATTGAAATTTCACCGAACAGAATTTACAATTGTGCATACATGCCAATTGACCATACGGATTCTTTCGCTGAAGCGATGTTTTTACTATTAGGTGGTACAGGGGTTGGTTATTCGGTACAAAGACATCATGTTGATAAATTACCAGAAATTAAAAAACCAAACACAAATAGAACTAGAAGATACCTTATCGGTGACTCTATTGAAGGATGGGCTGACGCTATCAAAGTTTTGATTGAATCGTATTTTGGTTCTAAATCTTCCACCCCTATATTCGATTATTCTGATGTTAGACCTAAAGGTGCAAGATTAGTAACATCAGGTGGAAAGGCACCAGGACCTCAACCTCTAAAAGATTGTATCCATAACATTAAAAAGATTTTAGATACAAAAAATGACGGTGATAAATTAAAACCAATTGAAGTTCATGATATTGTATGTTTTATCGCTGATGCAGTTTTAGCTGGTGGTATTCGTAGAGCGGCTTTAATTTCATTATTTTCAGCTGATGATGATGAAATGTTGGCATGTAAATCAGGTAATTGGTGGGAATTAAATCCACAGAGAGGTAGAGCTAACAACTCAGCTGTTTTAATGAGACATAAAATCACCAAAGAATATTTTATGGACATTTGGAAACGTATTGAGTTAAGTGGTTCAGGTGAACCTGGTATCTACTTATCTAACGATAAAGATTGGGGGACTAACCCATCACTGAGAGCCGGTACAAAAGTTTTAACAACAGAAGGTATATTTCCTATTGAAGATTTACAGGATAAAAAGTTTTATGTTAAAAACTTAAATGGTGAAATTAGTGAGGCTAAATGTTGGTTATCTGGTGTGGATAAACAATTATGGAAATTAACGTTAAGTGATGGACATGAATATTTTGCAACACCAGAACACGAATGGCCTGTATGGGACGGAACTAAATATATTAAAGTTAAAACCCCTGATTTAGTATCTGGAGATAAACTACCAATTTTAAGGGAATCTAAATTATTTGACGGTGATTTAGGTAATTATGAAGATGGTTTCTTATCAGGATGGTTAATTGGTGACGGATGGGTAACAAATAGAAAAGAATATTCAGAATATGGTATGATAGTTTCTGACTTAGATGATAAATCTAACATATCTGAAAGGTTAATTAACACTATTAAAACAAACGTCCCAGAATTTAATGGAAGTTTCAAAAAAAGATTTAGAAAAGAATTTGAAAACCATGAAGAAGAAATGCAAATAATTTTGGTGGATACTAAAACTAAAGAGATAGGTATTAATAATAAACAAGTTGATACCTATATAAAAAACTTTGGTATTGTGGATAAAAATGTTGGTTTACCTAAAGCCGTTTGGGAGAATGGTTCCGAAGAATATAGAAAAGGTCTAATAGATGGCTTATTTAGTTCAGATGGTAATATTTCTAAAACACAAAAAAGAATAACATTAACTTCTAGTCATAAAAAATTAATTGATGATGTTTCCGAGTTATTAGGTTTTTATGGTGTTAAAACAAAAATTAAACATAAAAAATCTAAATTAGATGGCTATGATAATGAATTTGATAGGTATGATTTAAAAATTTGTGAAGGAGCGTCTATTAAACATTTCAGAAATTTATTTAAACTAAGTAATAAATATAAACAAGATATATTAGATTCTTATGAATTCAGATATAATATTGTTGACCCTAAACAGATAGAAGTAGAATCGGTAGAACTAACAAACATTAAGGAAAATGTTTGGGATATATCTGTCTATGACGAAACACACTGTTTTCAGATATCTAAAGTTGTAACTGGAAATTGTTGTGAGATAGCATTACGTCCTTATCAGTTTTGTAACTTATGTGAGGTAAACGCTTCAGATATTACATCTCAAGAAGATTTCGAAGAGAGAGTTAAAGCGGCAACATTCATTGGTACATTACAGGCTGGTTACACTGATTTCCACTACTTAAGAGATGTATGGAAACGTACAACTGAGAAAGACGCTCTCATAGGTGTTGGTATGACAGGTATTGGTTCAGGTGTTGTATTGGGTTACGACATGAAGAAGGCAGCAAAAATATCTAAAGAAGAAAATGAAAGAGTGGCAGGTTTATTAGGTATTAATAAGGCAGCTAGAACTACTACAGTTAAACCTTCAGGTACTTCTTCATTAGTATTAGGTACATCTTCAGGTATTCACGCATGGCACAATGATTACTATGTTAGACGTGTTCGTGTTGGTAAGAACGAGGCTATCTATAGTTACTTATCTATTTACCACCCTGAATTACTAGAGGATGAATACTTTAGACCACATGATACGGCTGTTATTTCTATTCCACAAAAGGCACCAGAAGGAGCTATTGTTAGAACAGAATCCGTATTCCAATTACTTGAACGTGTTAAAAAGGTTTCACACGAATGGGTTAGAAGTGGTCACAGAACAGGATCCAACACACATAATGTATCCGCTACAATCTCTATCAAAGACAATGAATGGGATTTAGTTGGTCAGTGGATGTGGGATAATAGAGACTATTATAACGGATTATCCGTATTACCTTACTCAAACCATACTTACAAACAAGCACCATTTGAGGATTGTGATAAAACGACTTATGAAAATTTACTTAAGACATTACACAATATTGATTTAACTAAAGTGGTAGAATTGGATGATAATACTGATTTAAGTGAAAATTTGGCATGTTCCGGAAATAATTGTGAGATAGATATAGATCTTAGCAAACTAACAAAAAACGATGTAGTTTAAATTTAATTAAAATCCCCACAATGTGGGGATTTTTTTTTGATAAAAAATATTTATTTGTATGATTATATATAAAACAACAAATCTATTAAATAATAAAATATACGTAGGTCAATCTAAAAACGATGATGACCACTACTTAGGTAGTGGAACATACATAACCAAGGCTATAAAAAAATACGGTAAATCAAATTTCAAAAAAGAAATATTAGAAAGGTGTTCAACACACGAGGAGTTAAATTCTAGAGAATTGTATTGGATAGATAAATTAAACTCAACAGATAGGAGTATAGGGTACAATGTTAGCAGAACTACTTATGGTATATATACAGAAGAATCACGTAAAAAACAAGGTTGTAAAGGTCATTCAGAAGATACTAAACGTAAAATATCAGAGGCTCTAAGAAAGTACGAAAGAACAGATGAACACAAAGAAAAGTTATTAAAATCTATTAAAAATATAGATTTTTCTTACATGAAAACTGAAGAATATCGTAATAATATGAGTAAGTTAACCAGTGGAGAAAAAAACGGTATGTACGGTAAAAAACACGGTAATAATACTAAAGAAAAAATTAGTAAATCATTAATGGGTAAAGAACCATGGAATAAAGGGAAAGATGGATCATCATACTATAAAACCATGTTAATCAATTCTTTAAATAAGATACGAACACATTACAATATAACAATAGAAGAACTTATAAATAACTTAGATTTGTATGTTAGTAAATCTAAAAACGATGGAATTATATCTAAGAATAAAGGTATATCCAACAACACTTTAATCAAGTTCGGTATACCAACCTTATACGAAATACGTAAAAAACATGGGTAATTAAAACCCCTCCTAGTGAGGGGTTTTTTATGCTCTAAAAATTACACTTTATATTTTATTTTTTGGTGGTAAATTTCTTAAATGGATATTTATAAAGAAAAGTATTAGAATGGCACAAAAAAGATTTATTAACATACAGTTTCCATTTTCTGATGACCCTGAAGGCAAGTTTTTAGAAATGAATACCGAACCAAAAAGAGCTATTAAAGCGGATTTGGTTCATTTATTATTAACTAATAAAGGTGAAAGATTGTATATGCCAGATTTTGGTGCTAATTTAAGACAATACATTTTTGAACCAAATGATGAACCTAGTTACAGTGCTATTAAAAACGAAATTAATACAGCTATATCCAAGTTCATACCAAATTTAAATGTTACTGAATTAACGGTAACACCATCTGAAAATAATATTCATGCAGTTATAGTTAGACTAGATTATGTTGTAACTACAGGTGCTTTTGAATCTAACGACTTTGTAATATTAGAAATATAAAATGGCCGAGAAAAAAATAAATTATTTTGCCAGACAGTTTGCCGATGTAAGAGGGGAATTGATAAATTATGTAAGACATTTTTATCCTGAGTTATATCAAGATTTTAATGACGCATCAATAGGTATGATGTTAATCGAATTAAATGCAGCTGTGTCTGACATGTTATCTTATCATACAGATAAAATGTTTACCGAAACACAAATTGATTATGCACAAGAAAGAAGGTCTGTAATGAATATCGCCAGAACTTTAGGTTTAAAAATACCTGGCAGAAGGTCTTCCATAACACTTGTAGATTTTTCTGTTGTCGTACCAGTTTTTGGGGACACTTTTGATGTGAGATACGCTCCCACAATAAAATATGGAACCCAAGTTGCCGGTGCTGGACAAACATTTGAAACATTAGATGATATAGACTTTTCCTCACCGTTTAGTACAGGTGGCATACCCAACAGACTAATTATCCCAAATATAAACGCTAATAATCAAATAGTTAGTTATACTTTAGTAAAAAGAGAAATTGTATCAAACGGGATTAGTAAAATATATAAAAAAATTATAACTGATAGAGATGCTAAACCTTTTTTAGAAATCATATTACCCGATAATAATGTTGTATCTATAGAACAGGCAATAACAAAAGAAGGTACCACATTTATAAATAACCCAACAACAGCCGAATTTGTTGATAATAATTTAAGATGGTGGGAGGTAGATTCCTTAGCTGAAGATAAAATATTTGTAGAAGATCCAAATAGAAGTACCGATAATACTGGTATAAAACCAGGTAAATGGATGTCCGTTAATAGAAAGTTTATTAAAGAATATACTGACACTGGCTTTTGTAAAATAACATTTGGTTCTGGTTTTTCCGATCAACAAAACTTACAAGCTTACACAACAAATCAATATGTTTTACAAGTATCTAATTTTTTTAATAGTACTGCTTTAGGTGAAATACCTAGACCTAATACGACTTTATATGTTAGATATAGAGTAGGTGGTGGTACTACGGCTAACATAGGTGCTAATGTTATAAATAGTGTTGGTTTTGTAGATATGTTTGTAAATGGACCTAACACTACCAACAACCAAGCTGTTAGACAATCCTTAAGGGTTAACAACCCAATACCGGCTTTTGGTGGTGGTGATGAACCAACAATTGATGAAATTAGATGGATGACAAAGTATAACTTTGCGTCACAGAATAGAGCGGTTACGATAAAAGATTATATAGCAACCATATTTAAAATGCCAGGTAAATTTGGTGTCCCTTTTAGAATGCAAGTGGCTGAAAATCAAAATAAAGTAGAATTTGCTGTATTGGGTTTAAACTCACAAGGTAAATTAGATAACTCGTCAACCAACACATTAAAAGAAAATATGTCAACTTGGTTAGCGGATTATCGTATGATTAATGATTATGTTTTAATTAGAGACGGTAAAGTTATTAATTTAGCTTTTGATATTGATTTATATACAGATAAATCTTTTAATCAGGCTGAGATAGTTAACAATGTTATTAACACAATAACAAGTTATTTTGATGTAAATAAATGGCAAATGGGTCAAAACATATACATATCACAATTAATAGAACAAATTAATAATGTAGCCGGTGTATTAAATATTACAGACATAAAAGCTTACAACAAAGTTGGTGGTAATTATTCTTTAAACTTTACAAGACAAAGTTATATAGATAACGTAACCAAACAAATTGATTTAACTTTGGATTATGTTTTATTTGGTGAATATGATACAATGTTTGAAATAAAATATCCACAAACAGACATTAGAGTTAGGGTCAAATCTTAATGAATAGTATTAGAAATATAATAGGTGAAAAGAGATACAAACTCGCCACCAACCAAAACACTAACTTAAGTTTAGACTTAGAGAATAAAACTAAAGTTTTAAATAATGAGGTTTTTTTTGAGGTTGTTAATGCTCAAAATGTTTTTGAAGTTGAAAGAAATGAAAGTAACAAATATAGATTTAACGGTAAATTAAACATCTACACATCAAACGCTTTATCTACTACAGCAACATCTAATGATTGGGATCCTTTATTCAAGGACAACCCACCAACAACACCAAATAATTGGGTTATGCAAATAACATATCCTTCATTTATGGATGATGAATATGAAATAAAATATTCTCATCCTGTTTTTGGGTTAAAAACCAAAGCTTACCGTGGTTTACAATATACAAAATTAAGTTCCACTTTTGTTAACGGATCTAATAAATTAACGATAATTGGTGTACAGAGACATAATTTAGAAATAGGTGATTTTGTATATTTAGTTGATACAAACTACCAAGGGTTTCATAGAGTACAATCTTTAGGTATTAGTGGTAATGATTTAAAAACTTCAGTCACTTTAGACACATTTGTTGATACGGTGACTGGTGTTACAACAAATTATAATAATTTTAAAAGAGTATTAAATGTATCTAAAAACGATATATCTTTTAACAATCCCAATACATTTAACTATACCGAATCCACCGATATTAGTGGTAACACAGGTATGGGGTACACAAAAATAGTAACTACATCAAACCATGAATTAAGTATTAACAATTTCGTTGATATTAGAGTAGGATCTTCAAACCCATTAAATGGTGTTTGGAAAGTTGTTAATATATTAGCCCCAAATGTTTTTATAGTTAAAGTTGAAACTTTGGCTAACTACAATTTTTCTTCAGCAAAATATAGAATATTAGATTGTACACCATCAGAATATTATATTAGGTACTTTGAACTTTTAACATCAAATGAATATGAAGTTTATAAATGTGCCTTTAGTTCCAACATATACAGTAATGTAATTGATCCTAAAATAGGTACAGCTAACGATACATGGGCATTTCAATATAATAAAGACATCAACATTAAAAATTTAAAGGACAATAGAAACGGTAAAATTTCTGAATTATACTATACCATAATAAAAAGAGCTGGTTTAAAAACATACCCTTGGAGTGATGTTGTGGCAGATTGGGACTTTAATGCCACATTTACCAATTTAAGTAATGGTTTAGAAACCATATCAAAAATAAACCCTAATGGTATCGGTTCGGTTGAAAAGAAAACCCAAAGAACTGAAAGTGTAAACCAAGCCGGTGATTTAGTATTTAATTCGGGTGATTTTTATTTTGGTGAATTTGTTGAATTTAACATGTTAGAAATTATTGAAAGGCCTGTTGCTGACGTAATACATAGATTTGGGTTAAATAGTAACCCAAACGGAAGAGGTTATTATTACAAACCATTTCAAAATTTACAAATCAGAGTGTACTCTACACAAATAGAAACGGCAGATGCTGATGAAATAGTTATTGACTTACCAGAAAACTTTGTGACATATGCCGATGGATCTTTGGCTTGGAAAGATTTATTACCAATAGGTTACTATGAGGATGATAATAATGGCGTTGATTATCCTTTTAACAATGGGGCCAATTATTTTTATTTTAATAAAAACTTATACGTTAGAGTACAACCAATATATGTCCCACCACCAACCCAAACTACAACACAAACCACAACACAAACTGTTGATAATGCAATTGTTAATATAAACGAAGAGTGTTAATAAAATATACCATACAAAATTTATTTCAAGAAATTACTGGGGCAACATCAACATTGACAGGTGGCACGTTGAATGGGTTATATAAATCTATACCTTTACCGATAACTCAAACAATAGCACCGTTGTTTTTTGGTGACAAAATGTTAGATGTTATAAATGAAGAAAAAGAAAAAATGATAAACCCAATAATTGACGGTGAAACTTTAAAATATAATTTTAATAATTTGACTGCCAACAACAATAAAGGTTTGTTAATTAGTTTTAAATTTTGGGATCCCAACACTTCTAGTATGAATATGGATTATAGTTTGGCTGGTTTCACAACTGAAGATGTGACAAAAAATAAAAACGGGTTTAAAAAAAGTTTTTTTAGATTATATTTTTATGACAGTAATGATAGTGAAAATAATTCTTTAATATTTACGGAAGATATTGATGTTGATTATACTTTAAAACCTGAATTTAGTTTAAACCGTTTATATTGGTTAAGAAACGACCAATACTTTGTTGATAATAACACCAACCGAGTTTTATATATGGACGCTAGATTTTTTAATGCTAAAACAGGCAAAATACACAGATTTATAAACCCACCATCTAATGTTACAATGCCTGTAGATATAAATACATATAAAGACATAAACAATAGAGGGTGGAGAACTTCCAGAGTAGAATTTATAAACCCTAAAAATAATAATGGTAATTATAATTTTTTAGTAACACCTAATGTTGGTGCTAACACTAATAACACAATAACAATGACAGAGTTTATATTAAAATAATGGAGTTATTTAAAAGAAATGTAGGTTATCAAGACATAGGTAGGGATAGTAATTTAACAATCACTGCCACTACAATATACATACCTATATTTTTAACTCAGTCATTTGAAGATTTAGGTCTTTATACAGACACTAAAAACCCAATATTTGACGTTGTTACGGGTTTTACAGGTATATGGGACACCACGTCTAATACTGGAACAACACAAAAACCTTGTTTGGTTTTAAATAATTGTGGTGTAGGTAACCCTACAATAATAAAACCTTCATTTTACGGTGCGTCCGATGCTTCTATTAATGTTAACAATATTACAAATTGTTCACAACAGTATACATTTAAATGGACTGGACCTAATAATTATAACAATACAACCACACTGTACCCAACAGGATTAAAGGCTGGTAATTATACATTAAAGATTACAGATAACAATTGTGATATATCCTACCATTCTTTTTTAATTCCAGAAGCAGAAATTTTAAATACAACAACTTCTTTATTTAATTCTCAAGTTAATGATATTAATGGAACATGTAATGGTTCAGCCTCGGTTGTTGCATCTGGAGGTTTAGCACCTTACAGTTATAATTGGTTTATAAATACAGGTGTTACGGCCACAACATGGACAAGTTTAGGTTTAACAACTTCTACCATAACTGGACTTTGTGCTGGTACATATTTAGTTCAAACCACGGATTCCACAGTACCACCAGTAACAGTATCTTCTATTTTTAAAATAACTGAACCAAGTGTATTATCTGGTAATGTAATAACAACAATCAACGTGGATTGTTTTGGTGGTAATAATGGCGAGATTAATGTTATAGGTTTTGGCGGTAATATGGGTACTGGTTATACCTATACATTATCACCTGGATTTATTTCTAATTATACTGGTATGTTTAAAAACATAGGTTCTAATACTTATAGTGTATTAATCACAGATTCCGTAGGATCAACTTATAATCTAACACCAATAATTATAACACAACCAGTTGTTGTTAATGCTACCGTAAATTTATTATCAAATGCTGGATGTTTTGGTGGTGATTTAGGTTCTATAACTATAAACCCTTTTGGTGGTAACGGATCTTATTCAATAACAGCTTATCGTAATGGTTTACAATATAATTTCTACACTACATCATCATCATTAAATATAACCGATTTAGAAGCTTCATTATATACGTTTGATATTACAGATGGTAATGGTTGTACATTTAATGGATTGTCACAAACAGTTTACCACAGAGAAGATTTTGATATAACAATAACTAAACCATCACAAATAAATGGTTATGATATACCTTGTTATAGTAATACAACACAAATAACTGCCACGACAACATTCATTTCCGACGCTTATACATTACCGACGCCCGCTGGTAATATTAATTTTTATGCTAATGGTGTTTATAAAAGTACTTGTTCACACGTATTGGGTAGTGGTTGTACGTCTATATTAACAGGTTTAACCGCTGGTGATTACACAATTACAAGCGTATCTAATGTTGGGTGTTCTGCAACAACCTTTGTAACTTTAACACAACCAGAATCAGTTTTATCGATAAACTTAGGATTAATTGAAGTTTCGGCGTCTGATAGACAAGGTGTTATAAATATTAACGGTGGTGTTACTCCTTACACTGTTTTATGGAGTGATAGTAGTAATGACATAACATCTAACGTACACACTACCGGATACGGCGTATTAAGTGTTACTGTTACAGATAATAATGGTTGCACAGCAACAGATAATATAACAATATAATGGTATCAGGAACGACTTCACATAAATTAGATGTAATTAGTACATACGATAACGTTAGACCTTTTAAAGTAGGTAATAGTGGTATTACTGATGGTTTTGTATATGTCATAACTAATATAGATTACGTAGATCCTATACTACAAACTGGTTATACAAAGATTTATTACACAATAGGTGACATAGATTACGTAACAACATATAGACCATCGACAAATCAATTTGATACTAAAACACATCCAACAACATTCTCAACTACCTCAAGTGGTTATGATTTTGAACCTTACTTATATGGTAATAGCCAATTAACTTTTGATGTAAAAGAAGAAGCAAAAATGGGGCTAGTTTTCCCACCAAAAGTAAACAACGAGCTATTTATAGAAAGAATGTCTGTAGCTGTTTTTGAGAGACATTCAAGATTGGCTGAAATCAAAAGTTTAGAAGGTTTAGTTGAATATAGAAACGGATATTATAATATAGTAGAAAATAGTTAAAAAAAAAATATGGCAACAGGACAATACGGGATAGTTAGGTCATCATCGGTTACACCATCAGATATGGATATATATTATACATATGCGCCATCAAGAGATGTTAGGCCCACAATTCCATTAACAGCGTTAGACCCTAATCAGGTTATATCAAGATTTAATGATCCAACAACTAACACAAACGGGACACCTTTATTTGATGGTCTATATAATTTAGAATTACCTGTAACACAGTTTTCAACTAAAGGTATTTATTCTATTGTTATAAAACCAAAAGAGGTTAGAACTAAAATTACTGATTGTGGTGTTTTAGCAGCTTTTCCTGATATTAAAGGTATTATTTTAGATTTAGATACTTTAGGTATACAAGATGCCGGATCTTTAATAGGATATCGTGTTGAATATTATAACCAAAACAATGGTAGTAAGATACCTAATTTTTTTAGAATTATAACATCAGCAAACAGAACTGAAGCTATAAATACTAATCAATCAAACACAGTACAAAAATCAGTTAAATATAGGTTTAATGATAACTCAAATTTAGTTTTTTGTACATTAACACCAAGTTCAGCACCTAATGTTAGACCAAATCAATTTCCAGATATAGGTACACCAGGACAAGAAATATCTATAACCAATACATTCTTTAACCCAATTTTGTTGGAGGTTAATATGGTTGAACACGATATTGAAACATTGGCGTATGGTATATTTGGCAATCAAACCAAGTCAATTGTTGATGGTAAATATACTATTTACGATGAACAAAATCGTATATATAAACAATACAACTTATACGAAATACAAGACCAATTTACTGGTGAACCTTTATACGAAGTTCGTCAAGAAGTTGATAATATTGATTTCACCAAAGATTTCAATACAATTACAAATGTACCATTAGCCTAATGTCAAACGTTAAAGTAGTACCTCGTTCACTAACTGATGCGTATAAAAGAAGAGAAGGTGATTTCTCACCAGATTTAGTTGGTTTACAATTCACAAGCGGTGACGCATTTTTTACTTTTGGTAATTTTAATGTAACTACAAATGTAAGCCCCAGATTAAGTAAAGACTTTATTTTAGGTGGTGAGTGGTCGGAATACTACAATTTAGAAAATTTAAACTTAAGTCAGTCGGATTCAATAACTTTAGAAACGAATGATTTAAATATTTTTTTAAATTTTGACCCAAACAACATTAGTAGGTATGTTTATTTTGGTTCTTTTTATGAACTCATTAGAGTTACATTAGAACAAATAATACAAAAATGGAAAGGTTCTATATATCTAAACCCTTTATCTAAAACAAATATAGCTGTAAATACAGTATTATCTTTTCAGTATGACCAAATTAACGGTGTTGCATCTTTTTTAATACCTAAAAGTGTTATCAGTAACCCCTTCGAATTAATAGTAGATGACAATCAAGATTTTGTTGATTTAAAACCTGACGAGATATTTAATCTTTCTAGAGATTATTCAAAATATGTTATAGAAATAAATGGTAATCAGTTTCCTGTTGTTGGCTACACAGGATCAACCACAAATTATTCATATATAAGAATAAATACTAAAGGTAATCCTTTCACACAATTATCAGGATCAACCTTTGGTTCATTAACTTATCATTTAAAACCTAATAATAATGAAGTTAATTTATTTTTTGAAGAACTAACTGATTTTGAAAATTTAATACTAAATAGAATGACTGTACCTCAGTACACTTGTTCTTTTTTAGTACCATCTGAGGTTGATGGTTTTATATCTTTTTCAAACAAAAATTTCACATGGCCAGTATCGGATGGTTACAATATAGATATAAACACAAACGAATATAGTTTATATGTTGAAAAAATATTACAAACGGCAAAAGATTTTGATTTATATAAAACAGATTTAGTATCTAGAAGATTTGTTTCGGAATCAATTCACGAATATGATACAGATGGTGGTGGACAAGAAATTTATGGAAGAAAAGTTAATAAACTTTTAAAAATATATGGTAGAGAATTTGATGAGGTTAAAAAATACATAGATGGTATTTCTTTTGCTAATGTGGTTACTTACGACAAGTTGGATAATACGGCTGATGAATTAATTAAGATAATGGCTAAAACATTAGGTTTTGATGTTTTACTAACCGTTGGAACTGACAATTTTAACTTAAAAGAAATAACGGACAAACCACTAACAACAGTATTTAGTGGACAATCTATGGGATTATCGACTAAAGAATTGGATGTAGAACTTTGGAGAAGATTGGTTATAAACGCGTGGTGGTTATGGAAATCTAAGGGTACCAGAAAAGTTATAGAATTTTTCTTTAGTTTATTTAATATACCACAATGTATGTTATCGTTAAATGAATTTGTTTATTTAGCTGAAAATAGATTAAATACTGTAGAAATATATGAAATATTAGCTAATTTATATGGTGGTATAGAAAATGTTGATTTAACCGTTATACCTATGGATGATTTTGGATTCCCATCAAAGTTACCAACAACAACAGATAATTATTTTCAAATGGACGGTTTTTGGTATAATGGTGGTAGTGAAAGTACTATTGGTAACAACCCACATATAGGACCATACGATTACGGTAAAAAATATTTTAACCAATATGAATGTTTTATTGATAGTACAGTGTTACAAGGTTTACGAAATACTACTGTTACTGTACCTAAAACTGAAAATTTATTTAACAATTATAACAAAGGTACTTTTTCTGTAGATACAGAGTTAGGCTTACCTATACCTTATTATGGTTCTGATTATGCTAATGTATTAAATAATAACGGACAAGTAAATAACGCAACTGTAACATCAGCGGGTTTAACAGAACCAAAAACAATATACGCACCACCAATAGAACAAGAGGGTAGTCAAACATTTATGGGTTTAACGTTTGAAACTAATTCAGATGTATGTAATCTTTGTCCAGAAATTTTTTACGGTGAAGACGGTATTGTTTATAATTTAAACGATAAAAAACCTATAACAGATGAAAAATGTTGTATGGGTACTTGGTTGGCAAGTGTACCAACTGAAACAACACCCCCTATAGTATGTCCACCATCTAAAGATGTGTTGGTAAATCAAAACGATAGGCTTGTAAAAGCTATTATTAATTGTTATTCTAATACTTCTTTAACTTTAGAACAAAAAGACACTTGTTACAACCAAGTTTATACACAGTACGGATCAAACCCACCTTGTGCTGTTGGTATGGTTTCAGGCCAATCAATAATAGGTATACCTAAAGATTGTTGTAATAAAGATAATTTAGGTTTTGATGTGTATTGGGATGGTAGTTTTTGTTATCAAAAAGAATGTTATGTTAAGTTACAAACAGGTTTAAATTGTAGTGATAATTTAATAATAACAAGTGATAGTATAAAATGTCAGGCAAGTAAACTTTTAGAATGTGTTGATTGTGACAGTGAATTTGTTTATCAATCCGCGAATTTATTTAGAGAACAACCAAACAAAAATTTAGGATTAATTGATTTGGTTAATTCTTACACTTGTTATTGGTGTCAACCTGAAAATTACATAACTAAAATTTGTGATGCTAGAAGTTTTGTGAACGGACTAACTCAACAAGAAATTAACGATTTATATATTAAAATATTTGGACCAATAGGTGAGGCTTCAGATTCAATTATTAAAGAAAAGGTTAATAACGCTTTAACAAGTTCAATCAAAAATTATGGTTGTTTATTAATATCAAAAAATGGTGAATTTATTGTTGATAATAATTGTTGTAAATTAAGGGGTGGTAATTATGTTAATGGTTACTGTTTTAAACCACAAGATGATCCTTGTAATACGGCACAAGTAAATAGTAGTCATGTATTTGTAGATGATAAAGGTAATTTATTATCACAAAATTGTTGTACAAAATACGGTAGTTGGACTTTTGGTTCTATAAATATAGTTTCTAATGGTACAATTTTAACGGATAGTTTAGGATCTTCATTCGCTAATTCATTGGGTGAAAAATATTATTGTTCAGCATGTCCTCAAAACATAACAATATATAACGGAACAGAAGTTAGAGACAATTCAACAAATCAAAGTTTAACATCACAATGTTGTGTTGATTATGGTTATGAATGGAATGGGACTATATGTGTTGTAAAAACGCCTACAGATGGTGGTGGTACAGGTATTGACACTGGTGGTAATACCACAGCAGGTGAGGCTGAATTATGTTTAAAAGATTGTATCATAACTTATGAACCCACAGGAACTAAATGTGAGGATGCTCTGTTACAATTGTTAGAAATGAATAGAATATTAGTTAAGGGTTGGGGTTGTTTACAAAAAGTATATGAAGAACAAACATATTATCAATTAACTAATAATCCATTATATAGAAATAAGATATACAATTTTAACAACACTACTTTTAAAACTGTTGATGAGTTAATTGACCTATTGAATAATATGTTACAAACATATTATAATTATTTAGAAGATTATATACCAAACGCTACATTCCCAAATGATATTAAAAATAACGGTGCTTTCACTTGTGACATAACAATTATGAATAGTTTCTATAACGACTATACTGTAGCCGGACTTAATGAATTTTGTTCTATAGATGTGTTTACAAGTTATGCCGGTAATCTACTACCAGTGGATGATCCAATTAATGATGGATGGGATTATGTTGAGGCGATAGATTATTTGTTAGCTTTAAACTCTTCAGGTAGTTGGGTTGTTTTAAAAAGTAATGAACAAATACCAACAGTACCTTTAACCAACACAAATCAAAACTGTGTAGTACCAACTTATGATGAGTTAATTTTACAACCATATTTTCCAATAAGTAACGGATAAAAACGTAAATAAAAATAATTATATATAAAAGATAATGGCTTTAAGACCTATAACTAGTTTAAATACCGAAAATCAAATATTAGGATGTTTAAATCCTTTAGCGACTAACTATCGTGAGGTTCAAAACCCTAATGGTATTAATCCTGAAGTTATAATTGTTGAACCTCATTTTTGGTTTATTGAAGGTACAACAACAAAGGCTAAAATATGGGACACAAACCAAAATAGTTATAAAATTTATAACATAGTAGAAAGTACACCAACAAGGTGTCAATATGTTAATACGGTTGAAGGGTGTAAAGATCCTTTGGCCTATAACTATAATAGTAAGGCAACAAAAAGTTGTGTTAATTGTTGTACATACGTTAATCAAAACATCAATGTATCAAACCAAAGAGTTTCTGAAGCACCAGAAATAATACAACCAGCCTGTTCTTTAGTTGGTGTTACAACCAAAAATTATCTATCAACACAAATATTGGTGGATAGTAACGGTGTGGATTTAAGTAAAGTTTGTTGTGAAAAACTAGCTAGTGATTATTCCATGACTTGGGTGTACGATACTAACACAAGTAAATGTTTTATAAACGATGATTTTAAAAATATAGACACTACAACTAATAGTGATTGTTTACCTGTTATATTTTCATTGAATGAAAAACCAATGGGTATTACTTGTGAAAGTGAATTAACAATAAATTTATGGTTATATGTGGGTAAACCGAAAAAAGAAGAATGTTATAACAACGGAGACCCAATATCTGCTAGAATAAAAATAAGTGATGATACTTTAAATAACGCTTTAACACAAATCAACCAATATAATGCAAATGTAAGTGGTTTTGATACTTGGGTAAAATTAGAAGCCACACTACCACCCACACCAACTACAGTGGAGTTTACTGTTGACATAGAATTTTATGCCGGTTTAAATTGTTGTTGTACTTATGATATTTTTGTTGATAATATAGAAGTTTTATGTAATAGTCAAATAATTCAAACTTCGGATAGGTTAAGTGGTAGAGATTGTCCTGGTTTTAAATTAAAAAGAGTAATAGATAATAAAAAGTCTTGGGTTTATAACCCTGGATTACCTGAAGTTGGTATCTCAGAGTATGATGACATAGAAAGAGAAGATGGATCTTTTGGTTTACTAAATGGTGAGGGTACTATAAATAGAACGTTTGCACCTAGTTTAGATGCTGAATTACCTTGGAGGTATACAGATTATTGGATACAATCTAGTGTAAAAGAAAAACATAGTAATTTAGTTTTAAACACTAAAGAACTTGAATTAACATTTGATATGTGCGCTGACTGCCCAATTAGTGGTACATCATTTACATGTCCTAATGGTTTTACTTTATCCGCCGGTACAACTGTTTGTTATAACATGACGGGTACGACTAGTGCAACTTCTATAACTACGGTAACTTATTTAAGTTTATACAATTTAGAAAACTATAAAAAACAATTCCAAAGTTTTTGGATACCTTTTATGGAACAGTTTATACCAGCAACAACAATATGGGTCGCTGGTGAAAGATGGTGTAATGAACCTTGTACTATTATAAATCCTTGTGATTATGATTTTGAGTTGGTGGAAGCTGAAGTTAGTATAGAAACAACCCCAAGTATCAAAGAACCAACTGGTGGTGTAAGACCCAAACCTAAAAAGGTACCTAGTTTTTACGAAAATATACAACTAGTATCTACAGACACTACATCATACGCTGAAAGACTTATAAATCCACCTAATATTGTACAGATAGAAGATGTCGGTCTTATCAGATTCAAACCTTTATTTAGAACGTTTGATGATTTATCTATTGTAAATAAATTAGAACAGTATAAACAAAGATTTACGGCTGTTACTACTAAACAAATTATTGAATAATATTGTAATGGGATTTTTATGTTCAGACGAAGAAAGTAAGAAAAAAGTACCGATAAAAGACTTGGCTGATGTTATAACATCCCGTGATTTGGGTTTAAATAATGTTTATAACTTAAACCCTAATGTTAATGTTTGTTCTGAGACATTCTTAAGTCCACAATATTATGTTACAGGAGCAACTAGTAATGTAGCTTTAGGGATGAGTGGAACAACACCAGTATCATTAAGTTTGACAGGTTGCACTACAGGATCAACAGCTGTTTATAATTTAAATTACACACCAAATTTCAACATTAAATTTTTTCTAACAGGTAACACAGAATACACAGGTTATACTGGTAGTTTATGTTATAATATTTTTAATCAAAATAAATTTAACACGACTAAAAGTAATGATGTACTTACTAGGTCTACATCTATTTTAAGAAATTGTGCACCTTATAAATTTATACCAACAGGATTTACTATAACACAAAATTTTGAGGAAGGTAGATTACCTAAAACATGGTCACAATATTTAATAAGACCTTATTATACTTTTGTAAGTAAAACTTGTAATGAAGGTGTTTTATTTAATACTTGGGATAGTACAACACAAGAAAATACATTCTCTAAAGGTGATTATTATTTTGTAACAGTTGTGGATCCACCAACTCCAATATTAGCACCACCAGAAGATGAACCAATACCACAATACAATTTTGTACAAGATTTATTATTAAAAAATGGTGTCTCAGGACCACAAGGACCACAGGCTATAAATGGTACTTTAAATTATTTTATTTTGAGGTGGAGACCAATAGACACCAGTTCAGTTATGGTATTTGTTAATGGTGTTAAATTAACAAACGGTTATGACTATACACTTATTAGTAGAGGTTTTACATTACCACCAATAGTGGTTTTTAATTTTTCACTAAACAGTACTGATTGGGTTGTGGCTAATTATATGGCTGGTACCACTGACGCAACACTTAATGTAGACTTTAGTAAATATTTTGTCAATACACTGGTAGTACAAAATATAACAGTGGATACTAATCCAGGTTATGTTGTCACGTTAAACAATAACACAATAACTGGTAAACAAGAATTTTATTGTTCACAACCAATATCTAAAGATGATGCAATAATAGTATTTGTTAACGGTGTCGAATTAGTTCAAAATCAACAATTTTTCTTAAGTACGTCACAAGATAACAGAATTATATTTAATAATTTAGCACCTATTGTTTTAGGTGATGTTATTTCCATTTTTGCAGTTTCACCTAATTTTATATTTGGAGGCAATAATTACGGCAGTTTAGATAAAAATGAATTTAGTGTACAATGGGGATCAGTACCAGAGTTACCCGAAAATGTCAGTGGTAAATTTATAGTTCAGATATTTGATGATAATGACATAACAAATACCGTTTTATATCAACAACAGACAAATTTTGTTGAGGGTTTAACGAATTATGTTTTAACGTTTAATAGTTTAGCTGTTAATATATATTATAGATTTAGGGTTACATTTGAAACTACGTACACAACATATTTAAATAATCAAATTACCACATGTTCATATGCTGAAGGTTATTTTGATACGGTAAATGAATATATTAACAATACATATTAATGGCTAACGAATCAATAAGGATAAGAACAACACCTGGTGATAATAAAAACATCAGGTTCAAACTTGATCAAGAGTTTGATTTTTTAGAAATTTTAAGTCTTAAGATAACACAAGAAGACCTATATCAACCATTTTGCGCTGATTACGGTGTTGTAGTTGGTCGTGTAATTGCGAACAAAGGTTTTGGGGTACCTAACGCTAAAGTATCAATATTTGTACCCATAACAGATGAAGATGAAAAAAATCTTTTAATTAAAAATTTCTACCCATTTAAAACACCCTACCAAAAAAACAGTGATGGTATTAGATATAATTTACTATTATCCAAACCAACTTGTAGTTTAAATGTGGGTGTAGGTACGTTTCCAAATAAAGAGGATATGTTAGATAATGATACCGTGTTAGAAGTTTTTGACAAGTATTATAAATATACAACTAAAACTAATGACGCTGGTGATTATATGATTTTTGGCGTACCTGTAGGACAACACACGGTTCATATGGATGTTGATTTATCAGATATCGGTGCGGTAAGTATTAGACCTTATGATATGATATCTGAAGGTTTTCCTGAAAAATTATTTAAATCTAAAACAGAGTTTAAAACATCAACCAATTTAGATTCTTTACCACAAATAAAGGTTGGTGATAAAGGTATAGAGGTTATACCTTTTTGGGGTGATCCTGACACTTGTGAGTTTGGTATAACTAGGGTTGATTTTGATACAAACGTACAAATAAATAGTACAGCATTATTTTTTGGTTCTATATTTACCGATTCGGGTAAGATGTCACTTAACCTAGGTTGTAACCCAAAAAATGATCAGGGTGAACAAGATAATTTTAAAACTGGTGCTGGTATCATAAGAATGATTAGGGCTAAGCAATATGATATATCAGAGTGGGTTAATAACGATAAAATAGTACCAATAGAATTAGAAAATTTTGATATTGACGGTGGTGAGTTAATAGACGATGATGGTGTGTTTGCTTTTACATTACCAATGAATATTGGACATGTTATAACAGACGAGTTTGGTAATTTAGTACCCTCAAACAATCCTTCTATTGGTGTTGCTACTAAAGGTATGTACAGGTTTAAAATGAATTTTATTGAACCGAATGAAAACCCTAAAATTAGAACTGCTCACATGTTGTTCCCTAGTTTTGGTAGGGATTTTGACGGTACTTTAGGTGGTGTAAATGGTGCCGGAATACTTGGTGGTACAGAAGATCAAAGATTTAATACAAATATAACAACTTATAAAGATATTGATAAAGATTTTCATTTATTTGAGTTTAAACAATTATATACGATAGCTCATTATATTAAAAAATATAAAAAAGGTATTAACAGGTTTAGTTTTTTAGGTATAAAAAATACAGACGTATCAACACAAACAAACCCATTTCCTTTCACCAATGCTATATGGAAATTTAACCTGATGTATTATATCAACGCACTTTTTATTGATATAACATCTTTTATCTTAAAATTTTTGACCATATTGACTAGTATTTGTTTTGGTTTTTGTTTAAACCTTGTTGTAAAAATACCGGCAGAATTAATTTCTTTTACTGTCCCCGTTATAGATGTAACAATAAAAATACCAAAAAACGATATTATTTTATTTAAATTTGGTATTTGTATATCTATATGCCCCTTTAAGTGGATTACAAACTTATTACCACAATTACCTAGTGGTGGTAGAGGTTTTACTTTAAATTGTGAAACAGTACCAAGTGGTGAAATAGAAATAGATTTACAAAGTTGTTCTGCAGATGCTTGTTGCGGTCAACAAACTGAAGTTTTTAAATTTGAAGGTGGTGTAGGAAAATGTCCTGCAGGATCAAACTGTTATCAAAGTTGTCTTAATAACGAAACATTTATTGACGGTTGTTTTAAACCTGACAATATATCATCTTTACCCTGTATTAATGATATTGAGACTTGGAAATGTTGTGCTAAGGTAAGTTTAGCTGAAGATTTAAATTTAATTAGGAGAGTGTTTTTTGATGCTTGGGTGTTGGGTACGGCCTATTTATTTCAATTTAAGTATAAAAGAAAAGTTAATAAAAAAACCGGTAAAGTTAAAAAAGAAAAGTTTTGTGGACCTGGTTCTGATACAACAAGGGGTGATAACTATAAAAAAAATAAATGTTGTTTAGACTCTGGTAATGGTAATGATTGTGATAGATGTTTATTGAGAGGTCCTGGCCAAACTAAATCTAGATCGTATTTCGGTATACAAGATTACCATGAAAAATTCCATAACGCAACACCAACTGGAGCAGATGATATAGAGGATATTATTTATTGTAACGCTTTGATGCCTACAAAAATTGTTTCATTAGGCCGTGTAGAAATGTGTGAAGATAATTTAACACAAATAGAAAATTCTATAAATGCTTCAAGAGCTATATCTAAATATACACAAGGACATGACTTTTTTACTGGTACTTATAATGAAAGTGGTTGGGATTTAGGTTATTGGGTGGATTATTTAAAAGAAACTTCATATGAAGATCCTAGAGAAGTTATTGATTATTTGGCCAGTAAAAGAAATTGTAATTTAGATCCTATGTTTTATGGAGGTATTGGTTGTCATGAAAGGGAAATGCAAGACCAAGAATTTTTTCTTATGAAAGAAATTTCCAAAATATACACTGATATAATAACAGCACCCAAACCTGTTGGATCTGATTTTACAGACGTTTTTGAACCCGCAGGTGGTTTTGTAAATCCTTTAGCTAATTTACCGGCTATAGACATATCGACAAGTGGTGGTACTGCTGGTGATTCTGGGTTTGAAGTTGATTTGGAAGTTGGTAACAGATTTAGTCCTTGCGGTTCCAACGGTAACTGTAATCCTGGTTCTAATTGGACTACTACATGGTTAGACCCTAATGACGATTCTGCTAATAATTTTTTAGGTTTTGATAGCATAACTCAACCAATCCAAAGAAATAATATAAACACTAGATCTAATATACCTTATTATTATTTTGGTATAAACCCAGGTAAGACGGCAATAAATAAATTAAGAAAAGATTTCTTTGTTAAAAGATAGTAAAAAGATAATATAACGATATTTATAAAATAAAGTAAAAGTGAGTTACATTGACAAAAATTCAAATATAGTTGTTTCGGCAAGGATGACCAACGAAGGAAGAAGATTACTTTCATTAGGTCTTTTAACTTTTGACACTTTTAGATTAGGTGATTCAAACATTGATTATTCAACATTAGGTTCTTCTTATGATATTACATTAGAAAATATAATTAGAGCTAAGGCTGAAAATCCTGATTTAAAAACGCCATTATTACCTACAGCGACAGCAACAGACACTTATGTTACAATACCAACACTAAATCCGGTTATTTTAGAACAATTAATAACAGCACCTAAAGTTGGTTTCTTTGATTATGGTACTGGTGGTACAATAACTTATACGGCTTACACAGATACAGTTTGTCATATACTACAGTCTGATACTATTATACCTTTAGCCGGCTTAACTGGTGGAACTTCTATACCTATTAGACAATCAGGTTCTTACGGTTCAAACACTTATGAACCTAAAATTGGTGATTTAATGATGGTTAAAATGAGTAACGATGAGTTAGCCTTGACACAAACACCTACAGTAGTTGATTTAAACGTACCAGTACCATACCTATGGTTTCAAGTACAAGCGGTACAAAGTGGTTCTTTAACTGGTGATGACTTACAAATACAAATAGATAGAAATTTCGCTAGTTTCCCTTCTTATGGTGGAGCCAATGAAGCACAAGTTATATTTTATCCATTGGGTACTGGTGGTACACAAAACTCATTATTTAGTGATGGTGGTTTCTTCAGTGGTGGTTGTGTTTGGAATATGAACAATGTTTGGTCATACCCAATACCAGGTGTTGATGACAGCACACACGAAACTTTTAATAAATACGGTTCTGAAACTTATATTGGTAGTAAAGAATATTTTGGATATACGTCAGAGATAGGTTTATTATATACAGCAAATACGGCTTGTAATTTAATACCATCAATTAGTATTATACATTACACCAATAAAGAAACATGTGATAATCAGAGTGAACAGAAATACGGTCAGAAATTTTATGTTGATACAACAACACAAGACACACCTGAATTGATATTACCTACATTAATGTGGCATAAAGACTATAGTGGTAACACAATAGGTCATACTTTTATGACAACAGGTGACACTAAATTTGTTACCTTATCTGGTGTTAATACAACAGTTTATTATCATGATTTGGTAGATAAGTATGGTAATGCTGTTGGTAGAACTTATCCTGAGTTACACATGTTTACAATCGACAATCAAGAATTGGTTGCAGCAATGTCTTACAAATCAAACAGAAATTGGACTTTACCTACAATAATAACAACATTAGGATCAACAGTTGATGGTGTTATAGACGGTACTGAAACACTTTATGTAACTTATATGTTGGAAAGTACTTCAGGTTATACAAGTGGCTTACACTGTCAAAATACTGTTTGTGTTAATTTTGATACACAAGATTGTAAATGTAACCCAATTGATGCTAAAACAGTAGAGTTAACATTACCTAATGAATTTCCATTTATGAAAGTTAGTGGTGGAACAGGGTGGTACGCTGATAGATTTTATGCTTTAGTACAAAAACAAACTATTGGTACTTACCCTGATCCGACAGCTTGGGTTATGATAGATTTTACATCAGATATTGTTGGTCATACAGTTGGACAAAGGATTAATCCGGCAAACTTAGCAAATTCAACGTTTGAAGTTACGGCCACTAATTACGCTTCAGCAACACCTTATGATTTAAATGATTACATAAAAATACCTGGGATAGCTGAAACAGAATATTTACAATTTGGTGATGAAAGATTTTTGTATGGTAACATTGAGTCAACAGGGGTAACAAACAAATACAGAACAAAATTTGTATTTACTGTACCACCTACACAATTTAATTGGTCAACAAACCCTACATGGTCAAATTCAAACCAATATACACATATAAATGAGGTTTGTGTTTATGACGTTAATAAAACATTGGTGGCAATAGGTAAAATGAATTTACCGATTGAAAAGGTACCTAACGCTACTATAATAATAGAAATTGCATTTGATTTATAATGTCATTTATTGGTGGTGATACTGATAGTTTAAAGTTTGTTTTGACAAATAAGGGTAAACAAATATTGATTGAAAAGGGATGGGAGAATTTAAACATTTACTATACTTTTTTTGATGATGATGTTAACTATACAATTAACTCATACCCTAATTTGATTTCAGATATAAATGGTGTTGAAAATAAAGTGTTAGATGATAATACAAAATATAGATATAACTTAAAATAATGGCTGCTGAATTACAATTTAGTTTAACAGAATTAGGGTATAAAACATTAATCAATAAGGGATTGGTTGATACGTTAACCCATTATAGTTTGGGTGACTTTGACCACAATTATACTATTAAAAATGCTACTAATAATATATTAGCAAAAATAACTGGTTACCACAATGAAACTACTAAAACTGAATGTGGTAAATCTAAATATGAAGGAATGTTCCCTACAGAGCCAACTACCGAAGAAATATTAAATACAAGAAGTAGAGTACAAACAATTTTTAATAGAGTAGACTGTGATTACGAATTCAATGAACCTTCAATACAATTAAAAATTAATTTAAATACATGGTTAAACGATTTATCAAACATATCTACTTATAGTTATGATATGACTGAACATCTAACTTTAGACTTATGGAGTTACATTTCAATTTTAAATCAAAGAATAGATTTAACAACTAACGATTATAAAACTTATGATACCATAACTGATTGTGGTTTTATTTACACACCAATGACCACTGAGGACCTTAAACTTTTTAATATACTTAGTCCTAAATACATGAAATCAGCTGAGAACGGACAAAAATATTTATATAACCAAACAGGTTTAAGATACAATTCCCCTCTATTATTAACTTTTTCAACCAACTCCGTTAATGGTAACACAGTACACGGTACAAGAGGTTTATTAAGTTTAGTACCTAATGAGTGGGGTTACTATTGTGATGGACAATTTTTAACAATTGAAACTGTTGAAAATACTGATTCTAATAATTTCCCTTGGGAAAGTATATATCCGGCTGTTAAAATCGGTAATGGTATTTATGTGTTAAAAAGTAATGATAGTTTTTTAACTAAAAATAGGTTAATTGGTTATCTATATAATATGGTGGGTGTTACTGATAATACAACGACCGCATTACAGGGTTTAATAGATTATGCAAAACTTTTCTTTAAAACTTATGGGTCACAAATGCCAGACGGTAGCTACCAAACAAAAATAAATTTTAATGTTTATGTTAAATCTGATAAAACAGACAACATAAATGAAGTTGTTGGTAACATATTTGGTATTACTTTATCTTATAACCCCTCCGACACCACATCACAAATAATTCAATTGATATAATTATGGCAATAATATTACCTACATACTCTCAAGATTATCTACCTTATCGTTATGCTGATAGAATAGAAAATAACGGATTATCAGAATATAATTTTTTCTATTCACCTGTTAGTAAAGTTTTTTGGTTTAAAAACCCAAAAGGTACTTTAACACAAGTAACAATAGATTTACCAACAATAGATAATTTAATAGAGGTAAATAATAACGGTCAAAGAACAACTAATTAAAAAAAATCATGAGTTTGTTACCAGTAGAAAATGTATACACTAAAACTGAAACTGTAAAATCAGATTTATATAACATCTTAGGTGATGGTTTTACTTTTTATAAGGTTTTACCATTCACAGACACCAATTTTGGTAATTATTCTATAAGTCATATATGGGGTAATTTAGGTTATTATAATGAAATAAGTTATAATACAACAAATAAATCAATAACATCTGGTGGTTTATTAGATACCATGTTAGCCGATTTACCGAAATCTTTTTATTCTAAAGGTATGATTATCGGTATTGTCAATAACGATGATTATAGAGTAGAATTAAATGGTTATAATATTGGTCTTAGAATTCCTTTGAACTCAAGTTACTCTGGTATGACATCAGGTTTAACAGCCACCACTTTATATTCATCTTTTGTTTACGAACCTGGTATCTTAGATATTAGTGTTACAAATTTGTGTGATGGAACTAAGGCTGACAGTCAAACACAGGAATCAAATTATATATGGACATCAAACGTGGGTATAGGAGCCAAGTATAACTCAACGTCTGAAATGTATAAATCAGGTGTTGTTTATTTATTTAGTGATGACATCTATTATACATTTACAGGTGGTACTGGTTCTAGTATTAGTTGGGGTTATCAGTTTGGTGTAGACAACAAATACTCTAAAGGAGCAAGATTAGCCAACCCTAGTAAATCACAAACTTTATTCAAAAATACATATGACAGAGCCGTCGGTATGTTACATTTACAATCAGGTATTTTTTATTTGTGGGATGAAAATATTGTAGACGGTTTTAATTGGACCAACTTTACAGGAAACCAACTAACTGGGGCTACAACTACTAGTGGTAATACATACGCTGTTGTTGGTGATATAGACACATCCGTTTCACTTAAAGTAGACATTATATCCAAACCTAGTGATTGGAATAGTACAACAAATCCCTCGGCTATCGGTGAAGATTGTGGTACAGTATTTACTTCTATATGTTTATACGATAATAATGGTAATCTATTAGGGGTTGCTAAAGCCAATGAGGCTATACAATTAAGTGACACAACTTATACACCACTTACTCTAGAATTACCAATTTCTGGGGCCATCAATGATGATGTGAACGCCATTTGGAGTTCGGGTTTAATTGCGGGTTATGAGTTAGGGGTTTAATAATAATATTAATTAATTGTTTTATATGGAAATTAAAAAACGTATTCTTGGGCTTGATGTGAGCACCAAAACAATCGGGATGGCATTATTCGAAGAAGATGGTAAGTTATTAGAATTAACACACATCACACCGAAAATAAAACCACAACCAGAAAATAAAATAGAAGAGTTATTTAGAAAGGTTGATGCTTTTGAAAAACTTTTAACCAGATATATGGATTTAGAAATAGATAAGGTTATCATTGAAGAACCGTTATTGAATAGTAATAATGTTAACACAGTAGGTACTTTGTTACGTTTTAATGGTATGATTTCTAAAGTTGTTGATGATGTATTAGGTGTTGTACCTGAATTTATTTCTTCATATGATTCCAGGTCTCACGCTTTTCCAGAATTAATGTCCATAAGAACACAAGATAAAAAAGGTATACTTTATAAAGAAAAAGATTTAAAATCTAAAAAACCTGTATTGTTTGGTGCATATCCATGGGATGTAGACAAAAAACAAATTATATGGGAAAAAGTTGCCGATAGAGAACCACAAATTGTTTGGGAATATGATAAAAATATGAAGTTGAAAAAAGAAAACTTTGATATGACTGATGCATATGCTTGTGTTTTAGGGTATATGCATAAAAACAATTTTTGGAAACCCAAAGTTATTTTACAAACTTAAAATTAATAGTTATATTTGTCATATGGGACAAATAGAATCCTCTTTACTATTAGACGTAATTCAAGAAATTTTAGGTAACCCTAGAAAGGAAAACCGAACTAAAGGACAATTTTCATTTGATTGTCCGGTTTGTTCTGCCGAAAAAGATATGCCACAAGGTGATGGTAAAGGTAACTTTGAAGTTAATGTCAATAAAGGTGTTTACCACTGTTGGTCCTGTGGCGGGACTCATAAAACACATGGTTCCATAGGTAAATTAATAACCAAGTTTGGTCGTAAAGAACACAAGAAAAAACTAAAACAATTAGGTATCCAATTAGATGACGTTAAGTCACCAAAAAAGAAAGAAATACAAGAGGTAAGAGAAATACATTTACCTGAAGAATATACGCCCTTTGAAGGTACAAATTCTAACACTTTACCTTATAAAGAGGCTTGGAATTATTTGACCAAGAATAGAAATTTACCACCAGATATAATCTATAAATATAAAATGGGTTATACCACTGAAGGTGATTATGCCTTTAGAATTATTGTCCCTTCTTATGATAAAGACGGCAAGTTAAATTATTTCACAGGACGCACATGGTTATCCAAAAAGAAACCTAAATATAAAAACCCTGACCTACCTAGGGAAGAGGTTATTTTTAATGAACAATTAATAAATTGGGATTCCACGATTTATATTGTGGAAGGACCTTTTGACCATATAGTGGTTTATAACTCCATACCAATGTTAGGTAAAGACCTACATTCAAAACTGTATGATAGTTTAATGAAAAAGGCCAATAGTTGGGTTGTTGTTCTGTTAGATGATGATGCTTGGGATAGAGCAAAACAAATATACTCACAACTTAATGTGGGTAGGTTACATGGTAAAGTTAAAGTTATTAAAATGAAAGATGGTTATGACATATCACAGGTTAATGAAGAATTCGGTAGGGAAGGTGTAATAGACGTTTTAAAATCATCCGTTAAATTAAAAGAAAGTATGTTATAATTTTTGATATTTATAATTAAGATGGGATTTAATAAAAGATATGTTAATAAAAAAATAATTAAAACTGTTTTAAGTGAAGACGGTATTGATGCTTTGATAAATTTTATAAAAAAACCTGACGCTCTAATTATTGAGGATGTTTATTCACAAAAAGTTTGTGACATTATTTTGGACAACCAAAGTGGTGACGATATTTTAAACAAAATATTAAATATAGATAATGGCTAGAAAAAGAGATAGCGTTGTTTGGTTGGAACCTAAAGAACATGTTTATATACATAAAGTTACAAATGAAAAATTTAAATCTGTAACAGGTGTTTTATCCATGTT